GTATTCTATTGTATCTGCACTGTCGACTATTTCTAACATTCTATCTAAATTTCTTTCTATAAGAGTATTAGATGGTGTTAGTTTAATTACGCAATTTTCATAATTTAACAATTCTTTGTATCTTCTCTTATAATATATACCAGGTCCTAGCAAGTGCAATCCGTAAGAAGGGCGCATATAGAAATATTCTCCGAGATTTTTAGCGTTATTCTCGGATGCTATACCTTTACAACGCCAAGTACTTCCGCTTCGAAAATTGGCTATCAAAACATGACACGGCATTAATTTATCACTTTGAGCTGTCTTTCATCAACTTCAATAATTCGTTCCTATCGAAAACATGACCCTTAACAGAGTCTTCGTCACCGTTTCCACTATCGTTTCGCACTTTATCTAGTCTAGCTTTCTTAAGCATTAAGTCGATTTGATCTAACTTTCTTTTAGTTTTAGTGTCTTTGGCTTCTAACGCAATCTTAAGCATGTTACTAGCCTCAGCAAATATCTTGCCTGCGGCCATATCAGTAGTATTCATGCCTAAATCCATTAGCTGTTGATAGCTGTCAAGTGCTTTTAACGCAACATCGTCCATTTCTGATTCGTGGTCGTCTAGTCCTTTGACATCTTTAAAGGCATCGTTGATTTTTTCTGAAATTGTAAGTGCGTTACTAACAAGCTCAATTTCTTGTCTAGTTTCTTCTACAGTTTCTTCTTCGAAATCCTCAGTTACATCTTCAATCGGAGGAAGTCCGAAAGTTTCTTCTAATTTCTTAGTAATTTAAGTATCCCCCACATCAAGGTAAGTTACCTCAATGTTATAAGTGTCGTCGCTTGCGGACATGACCCTATCATATTCTGGGTCTGATGGAGAGATATAGCAATCTTCCGGTGGTGTCGCCTCGCCGTGGGTTTTCTCTGTATTGAGAATTTCTCCGTCAGGAGTAATTGAACAACTGGTGGTGTATTTATACTGTTTCATCATAACAGTATTTATCAGAATTTACTACCTAGATAATGGATTTATCCGCAATACCAACTACGGTAATTGTTGTAGATAGGGCTACTATAAGACTGCGGCGGTATGGCAAAATACAGCGGGCGGCTGCCGTACTGATCTACGTATACTATCTCACAGTTAACCCAACGTGGTTGAGGATTATAAATTACTACCATGCCTGGTATATATGTACCGTCTGGGTACCTAGCTGGCTGTGGTTGGGAATAGCCGAGCATAGCTACAAACAAAGTGCCTATAATTAAAGATTTAAGTAGTGTTTTCATTGTGTTCCTGGTAGACCTATCAATAACATTCTACGTGCCTGAAGGCCGTCTCTTATTTTTATCATGTCGTCATAATTTTGACGTTCTGTGTCGCTGAGGTTAGCTAATCCTTCCTCAGTGTATTCTCGTAATTCGTTGTTATAGATAATAATTTGTAAATCAATATCACGTTTTTCAGATTCAATTTGGGCTTCGGTGTCTCGTTTTTCGGAATCAGCAATTGCTTGTTCTATAACCGATGCCAGTGCTTCTACATCGTTACTTGTAGCTACATTGTCGTATAAGAAATATCCGCCAGTTGCTAATCCTGAAAGTATTCCGAATATGATTCCAATTTTATCTATGCTCATAATTTTATTTATCTTATTTTCTACGCTTTTTTGGGATGCGGGGCTTGGGATTACGAGCTTTAGGTTTAGAGAAAATTTGGTCCTCATTTATTACCTTAAATCGTATTCCTTTACGCTGACACCATTCTTGAGCAGACTGCCACTTTGCGGCATTTACTGCTACGCTTAGTGCTTGATGTTTTCCTTTTGCGTTCTCTAATGTAGTTTGATTTGCTGGTTTGATTTCTATTAGTTCTACATGCTCAGTGCCAGTTTTATCTACATACTGTATCATAAAGTCAGGAACATAATTTGCGTACTTGCCTGTTACCGGATTTCTGTAGGGAATTTTTACGTTTTCACTTGCCCACTTAATTATACTAGGATGGCTATCGCAGAATTCCATAAACTTGCGTTCCCATGAGCTTCTGTAGTAAGGTGCTTTTGTGCCTATATACTTGTCCGAGTTCGCGACCTCGTATATAGCTTGCGAGAAACGGCTCATGGTTTTATTAAAGCAGAGGCTCTTGTGTTGCTATTTACAATAGGAGATATTAATCCTACTCTGCTTCCTGCCGGACGTAAATTGTTCATAGCGGTGTAAGCATCTACAGTAAGATTTAATGTGTTACCAGTTACGTCGAAATACTCCAGAGGGTCTATGCCCTGTGTATAAGCTACTTCCATTAACACACTTGTCATAGCATCTGCATTTGGCTTACTGTAGCCTGCTTTAACTAATTTACTGTTTATCATTGCTACCTTAGCAGGGTCGTAGGATTTGCCTTGCGGCTGTGCAAGTTGACCAAGTATTTCTGAGGATGCTTCCGGAAGAGGAAATTTTATAGTAGCATCTTTTAAATAAGCAACGAGAGTATCGCCTGTTAGCTTATAGGATTTTTCGTTACCAAATGTATCGTATATAGAGGAGCTCATTAGCTTAGGAATTCTCCTGGAGTAGTACCGTCAATGCCAAATGCCGGACCGCTAAATGTTCCGTCAGTGTCATTTACTGCTGTATCTGGAGCAGGATGAACAACTGGCTGAGATGATCTATTTAGTTTGCCTGTACTCGAAGAGTCTCCCATAAAGTCTAAGTCTCTTCTATTAAATCCGGGCTTGTATTTGTTTAGCGCATCTAGTACATCGCTAGTAAATAATGTATTATAACTTTCGAATCTTGCCCTGTCTAAATCGTCTAGTGTAAAGTTTACAGTTTGATTAACAGTGAAATTTTCGTATTCAAAACTCATACCAAATTTTCTAACTTCGCTACTACTGTAATCAATTTGTCCGGGGCTAAACGCAGTTATTGTAGGTTTAAATAAAATGTATTCAACTCCCCTTCCGCCTGCGTAGGTAACTAATTTAATTTTGTCTATGAAATTTGCTCGCTTGTTTAAGTTAAATCCTGCTACATTACTATCGAACATCTCATAATCTAGATCTGGATAATGCTTTGGATCTTGGTCACGTTTATTCCCTTGCCCGTCTGTAGTTTTATTTCTCGGATTCATATAGAAATATGAGAAGTAACGCATAAACACAATTAACCATTCGTTGTTAACTGTATCTAATACTTCAATATCTACTGGGGAATATTCTACGCCGGTTTGCACAACTCGTTTCATGTTGTACTGATTTTTAACTGCTGTATTAAATCGTACTTCCGGGAGTTTTGCGTTCTGTACTAAACTACTAATTTGTGTGCGGAATGCGACTCCGTCACTTATTAGAGGTTCGATGTCAGGATTAAACACGAACTCGACAAAACCGTTAAAGTTTTGTCGAGGCGGTGTATAATTTGGTTTTAGCCTATTCGCATTTTGCCAGTCACGAAAATAAAGACTTGGGAATAAATCCGATCTAGCCATTATTTTCTCCTAGCTTAACCTGCTGTTGAGCCGCCACCGCCTAGAGTTGAGTCAAAGTCGCTGAACGGATTAATAGCTGTGCTTCTGCCATTGCCATCGTTAGTACCGCTGTAATGAGTAGCGTTATCGTAACGAATTGACAAAGTAATAATTTGCGATTCGTTAGTGCTGTAATCACCTTCACCATACTGTACATTGTTTAAGAAGCAGCCTTCCAAGAACCATACTTCAGTAGGTTCTGTGCTTGCGCCATCTAGTACTTCGATTTCCATTTCAAACTTATAGTCGTTTGCCGCAGCCGGTGTAGTCTGCTGGAAGTGGTTTACTTGACGCTGTAATTGTGCGCCTACCTGTTTTGCAACATTGTTTGAAATATCATCACGAAGTGTAACCTGAATCGCTTCCCAAGTATGTTTCCCTTGCATATAAATTCTGCTGTTATAGCTATCAACTACAACCTCATCACCTGTGTAATTCGGACGTCCTACACTCTGGATATTCTGTGTTAGCGCAAGAGGTCGGGCCTCTCCACCTATGCCAATAAAGTTCACCCTAAAGCGATACTTTAATTTTGGCATTAGTATGCCGGCACTACCATCTGCTAACGGTACACCGAATTTTGATTTAGTTATAATGTTCTCTGCCATTTTTATGTTCTCCTACGAACTTGTTTACTATACAGATATTTATCATTATTAGCCAAAAAAGATAAACTCATGTTTTAATTCAGCCAAAAAGAAAGGGCTGTTGCCAGCCCTTTCTTGTTTCCCCCTAGTTTTTACACTAGTTCGATCCTAAGGTAGTGGATCTGTTAGCCTGTTGAGCCCAGAGTGCTCTGGATTCTAATAGGTATGTAGATAAACTCTACTGCCTTAACAGGTTGTATAGCTATATCAATATGTAGCTCGTTGCGATTAATACGCGCAGGTGTATTGTTAGACTCATCACATACTGTAACATAATCAAACAATCCGCGCTGTGTAATCAACTCACTTAAGATTCTGTCAACGACAGTCTTAGCATTAGTGCGTGTAATCGCATCGTTTGGTTCAAACAAGAACGGACGTACTGCGTCGTCAAGTTGTTCACGAAGGTAAATTACCAAACGAGAAACGTTGATACGATCAAGTGCGCTGGATGTAGGATTTAAAGTCTTTTGTCCGAATACGCTAATTCCACGTCCTGGGAATGTTGCAATCGGGTTAACTTTATTTAAATACAATGTGTCGCGTTGGCCGTTGTTTAAGCTAGCCGCCACATATTCACTTTCTGCCGCATCTAAATAACCTACACTAGTTACGTTGTTAACTACACCACGTTGATACCCTGCTGGAGCAAACCACGGGAAAGCAACTTGGTCATTGTACGCAATTGTACGTAATGCCATATGAGATGCCGGTACCATGATGTTTGTTCCATCTAGGTTAGTTGTTAAACCACTTGGATAGTAAACTGCCGCTTGACTGCTTGCGCTAACAAGTCCATCTTCGCCGTTTTCTATTGCGTTGTTACTGTTAGTAGCCCATGCTTGGATATCAGTATCTGAACTGCTTAGTCTAAATGGAGGGTCAATAAGAGCAAACACAGTGTCTTTTCTGTCAACGCTCAAAGTAAGCATTTCGTCTGTTAGTTCAGGATAACCCGGAACTGCTACTATGTTGAAACGGTTTGTTTCGTTACGAATATCTTCATTTGAGGATACTGCCGATTGCATTGCGCGAACTACTGCTTTACGCTGTGCTTTTCTTAGCAATATGCCAGAGCCGTCTGCGTTGTTGCCGCTGTAATTTTCCCACAGGCTGTCAGTGTCGTTCCACTGTTTGACATTACCACCACTTGCTCGATAGTTCCAAGCAAGCATGCCTGTTGGATAAAGTGCCGCACTCGGCGCATCTGCGTCCAGGCTTGCAGTAGTAGTTCTAAAGTCAGCAAAGAGAATGCCGTCCGGACTACTCTGGTCAGTTTGGTCTACTAGGTTAAAGCTAGCGCCATCATATTTGTAAAGTTTTATGTTTTCAGTATCAGCACTGTTTATCCAAACATCGCCACTAGCAAGTGCGCTAATGCCATCACTTTGTAAAGTAGGTTCAGTTGCTGAAGTTTGGAAGTCGCCTGTAAATGTAACCCAAGTACTACCGTCGTGCTCCAGAAGATCAACATTAGTTGTGCTAATATCTGCATCATACCATAGCTGTCCGTCTGCTGTATCACCGACTGGTTCTGTTGCTGAGGGATCTATTACTAAGGTAGTAAAGTTACTGGTTGTTCCAGCCGTTAAGTTAATATTCGCTAAACGGAATGTAACGTTAGCAATATCACCTTCAGCAAGAGTAATATCTCTGCCGTCAGTGTTAATTAATGTAACTTTTCCAGCAACATTACTTGCACTAAGTTGATCAGAAAACGTAGTTGTTACGTTTGCCGCAGACAAAGCAGTTTGTATATCAGTAACAACATCATCTACTGAAATATTTCCGTCACTGTCGCTATCTGTTATAATATAAACTGGAATAGCTGTAGTTGAGTTATTAACATAAATGTTAAATGCTACGTTAGACGCATCGACTAAGCTGTTCGAAAGATCTGTGTCTGTTAATGCCGATGAGCTAGCTACAGTAACAGTAGACTCGCCATTCCACTCCTTGAAGTCACACTTAGCGATGAAACTGCTACGATCTGCGTATGATACGCCAGGAACTAATGTCCCTGCCGCTTCAAATGCGTCGTATGCTATTGCTGGGGTTTCATAAGCTGGCACCGAAGTTTCGACAAATTGGGCAGATGATGTGCTGTATTCATATACTGCCAGATCTATGCCGTTATTTGGAGTTGTTGTCTGAAGCATTAAATCTCCAGCAGATAATGGATCACCATTGGATCTTCCATTAGCGGATTGAGGCAGTGTTGTATGCGTAGCAAACTGAAAATCACTTGATGTAGCTGATGTCCAGGATCCGCTGCCGATGGCATCCCAGGTGCCTGAGGTTTTTTCATAAAAAGTCAAGCTGTTAGTTGAGTCGCCTGCGCTATCTGTTGAAACTACAGTATACTGTCCATCGATGCCGTATGCCGCTTTTGGTGTTGCATTAGCATATAAGTTTGTAGAAGTCGCTACAGTAACAGTTGCCGGTACCCAGGCAGTTCCGTCCCATTCTTTAAGGCCATATGTACTAGATGCAGTATCAAGCCACACTGTGCCGTCGGCAGGCGCGGCACTTGGTGCTGTTGCGCTAGATTCTAATTCTGATAAGTCTATATCAGCACGTAATACATAAGCTCTGTTAGAAATTCCTAAAAAGCTGTATGCGGCTACTAAGCCGTATTCGTTTGTTTCGTCACCGTGTATAGGTGATCCACCTGAAGTCTTAAACGATGGGTTACCAAAATTCTGTAGTAACTCACGTTGACTAGTGATTAAATATAAGTTGTTCGCGTTTGCGGCTGTAGTATATGCGGCTGTGGAAGTTCCGTCTGGTGCTGTCTTATCTTGTGCTGTTGCTATTACAATAAGAGGCACTGTTCCTGCACCAGCAGGTGCATAAAAACTTTCATCAGTTACGCTAATACTTACGCCTGGCGATACTAATGTTGCCATAATCTCTTCTCCTAAGTTTAGAGTGCGTTGTAACTATATTTATCAAATCGTCCAAATATAAGGCGATTTAGGCTATTAGCCCAATTTAGGAGATATTAGGTGGTATTATACTAATTTAAGGGAAGGGATAAGAAGTGATTTTTGAATATTCTTAACTTTTTCTTCTAAATCTTCGATGGAGCCGTCATTGTGAATAACGTAGTCTACCGGACTACCTACCCAGTTCCATTCAGATTCGTGTACATCTTTGTACTTAGTTTTCATAATCTTATGTGCGACTGCGCTATCGTTTGCGTCTTTAGCAGTGTCCCACCATTCAGGTAGTTCGTTGCGTCTAACCCAAATAACTTTGCCGCCCATGCGGTTAATTAGTTTTAGTTCGTTTTGGAAACGTGCATCACTTATTACTACTGTTTGATCTTTGTGACTTTTACGAATGCGATATTCCAAACTATCCATCCATAAGTCTTCGTGCCAATGCTTACGTAGGACATCAGTGCCAAGTAGCTGTAATGCAAGGCGGGGAGTAAAATTTGGAATATCTAATTTTTTTGACCAAAACAAGTCTGGGGTTTCTCGGAATTCTCTGCTTTCAACAGTGTCGCCTTCTAATAAGTCTCGTGGCCAACCGAATATTGCCGAACACACATCCTTGAGTGGCGCCGCAAAACTATCTGTTGCACAGCCAGCTTCCTCGAACATTCCTGCTACTGTACCTTTTCCACTTCCTATTAATCCAACGAGTCCTATTATAATGAGACTATCCTCCGAGCATTTATTTTAAATTATAACACTTATTTATGTATTGTCAAGTATTATGATAAATAAAAGTGTAGATCGCGTGTTGGAGCACCATCTACTCTAATACTAGAAAGGAGTATCAGCATGAGTATTTATAACTCTATCAAAAAACATAAAAGATTTACCGACGTATTACCGTACACATATTACATTAAACACATACTGTCTAATACCAAATATTATGGTGTTCGTTGGGCAAATAAAGTAAGTCCACTTAGCGATTTTGGTATAAAATACCATACCTCCGGCAAGTTCAAGGAAGAATTTAAATATCACCCCGAACGATTCGAGTACAGATTATGCTGGACGTTTGACCACAAAGATGATGCTATCTTGTATGAGAACAAAATAATAACAAGAGTATACAGAAAAAACGATTGGGCTAATAATAATGCTTATCCTGCGTTTTATAACCAGTCTGGACCAAATACTGGCAACAAAGTAACCGAAGAACAAAAAATACTTAGAAGAAAGCAAATAACCGGACGGAGAGGATTTAATAACGGAAGTAGCAATTTTCTATTGTTTCCGAATGACCCAAAAGCAAAATTGCTAGATTCGGGCTATACACAAGCGTTTAAAAATAAAGTAACTGCTTCGGCGAAGAACCGGCCTCCACGGACACAAGAATATAAAGAAAACATGTCAAGAAGTTGTAAGGGAAAGAAAGTATCAGATACTACTAAAGAAAGAATGAAGATTTCTAATAGCCAAGACGCAGTAGGCAGGTCTTGGTATAATGACGGGGCTAAAAATTATCGGCTAACGCCAGACGATAAAAGACGAAAAGTGTTATCGAAAGGACGGTTGTTATCTGAAAATCACAGAGAAAAAATCATAAAGCACAATAAATCAGAAGGGCAAAGACGGGCCGTTAGCGTAGCTAGGACTAGTGCTACCCGATAATGAAGCCGAGTGGGAAATTGCCCTCTTCCATGTTGTGTACTTGTTCCTTAAGTGCTTCCAGTTCTGCAACGGCTTCTGCTTTTAGAGCTTCACCATTAAGTTGGATATTTCCGCCTGCGCCGGGTAATCCGCTTTGGTACTTGCTACGTGCTTCGCCGAGCATATACTTAGACATTGCCAATGAGTAATTAGCTAACCAAGGATTAGCATAAACATCTCTCAACAAAACACTCTCAGGGATGAAATTGTTTACTACTGCTAACACTTCTTCTGTATGTCTTATATTTCTAAGTATTTTTAACTTCTTAGTATTTCTATTCCAGTTAAAGTCGTATTCGCTACCGAATATTCTACTAATTGTTTCTTTGTACTGCGCAAATGCGTCAAATACCGCAAGACCACCAATCTGGCCTGCCTGAAGCATGTACATATTGTTAAATGCTACATCAAATGGATCGAAGTTTGTACCGCCGCCACTGTTAGTGCCGATGCCTCGTCTGTAAAGACGCTGTACTTCCATAACCTCATCCGGAAAGGTGTATTCTGTTACACCTGCAATAGTGCTAAAAAATACTACACTTTCCTCAGTGCTACCGCTACTGGTTTGCCTGTAGACTGCTAATGCTTTATCAATAGCAACATCGTAATGTTGTCGGTCCAGTTCAACGTCTACCATATCGTCGGCTAACCGCAATCGTAATTCTTTAATAAGTTCTTCTCGGCTTAAGTAGCCGATCTGATTAATAGGCATGTAGTTTCTCCAAATACTTTACAGTATTTATCAACTAAATGCTTTTAGAATCACTATGTTAGGTCCTAGTCTGCCGTTTAACTTAGTATCCGTAGCTTTGATGCTATCGAATGCTTTTCCGTACTTAGTCTTTGCGTTGCCTTTGAACAGTTTAAGTTGCTCTTCGGGCTTACGTAGCGTTTTCTGAAAACTTAGGTTTTCCATAAAGTTTATAATCGACGCGCCTTTTACGCTTAGACTTGGACCTATATCGTCAGCCTTATAAACACCAATCTTTCTGTATTTGGTATTATACACCCAAAGCTCTCTAGCATCTATAATATCAGCTGGATTAATGCTAGCAATACCTAACTTACTATCGTTTATTTGATATTTTAGTTTAGCTACAAGTTTTTCTTTACTAACTGATTTAGGTTTGCGTGTCTTGCGTGTTGCTTTGCTAGTTTTAATGTATGTGTCGCAAGCCGCGTTAATTTTGTCAAAGAATGCTAAGAATTCCTTCTTCTTTTTAGCACTCAAATGATCGTATGCCTGTGTTAATTCCGCATCGTCGCCTTCGATTACTTCTACTATTTCAGTATAAGCAGGCTCAAATACGTCTTTAATGATTTTAGCGTGATTAGCTTTTATCAATCCGCCATCAAATGCTAGCATATCGTTATAAGGCTCAAATTTTGCTAGAGTAAAGTTGCCATCAACTAAGTCGTCGATGTAGCCTTCCCATTCACTAGTTAATCCAACTACCTGTTCGCGCATACGTTGCTGAATAGTAACTACTTTCTTTTCAGGTTTGGCGGCTTCTTCTTCAAGTTTTAATTCTTTCAAGTCTTTGCTAAGTTCAATCCACTCTACTACGTATTCTGCTATACCTGCGTCTAAGGCTTCGTATGAGAAGCCAAGTTTATTTGTAATCCAGATATATTTGCCGACATGAACAAACGTGTAATCCGGCAATAGATTTAATTGCTTACGCTGTTCTTTAGTTAATTTGTATGTTTTTAGAAAGTCTTTAGTTGCTTTAATCTTTGCCTTGTTATCAATTTCGTAGTGGACAAAGAATTCAGCATGTTGGTGAGCTTTGTAGCGTTCGTCTTCTGTACCGGTAGCCGCTTTCTTGAGATTAGCCCATACAGGTTCGGGTGTTAAATACACATTCTTCTTTTTACGTACAGCCATTATTTTAACACCTCTTTGTTATTGTATGCTTCGCGGAGTTCTTGTGGCCACTCATTAAAATCGTCAATATTAGATGACGACTTAAGTGCGTTAGACTTGCTTAAAAATCTAATAGTGCCGAGAACAGCAACCCATTTTCCGCTGGACTCTCCCGCCTTAAACGAAAAGTAACTGTTGAGAGCAATTACACCCAAAAATACCCACATATAATCTTCCATTTTTTCTACCCATTATTGTTTAAGTTCTACTATTATACACTCAAATAAGAGTATGTCAAGTTATTTAGCAACCTTTTTTGGATTTTCTACCCTTGCAAGTTATTGATAAATAGTGTTATATAACATTTGAGGAAAATTAATGCCACGTTTAAGTCTCTGGAACCCAATAAAAACGAACGATTTTAGCTTTATAGACAGAATTGTTGGTGAACATTTGTATGCTGGCGGCACTGGTGTGCTTGTACATAAGTATTTGGGTGCTAATGACCAACCTGACGTAAATGATCCAACTAGGCCAGCAACCGCAGGCACAGACGATCCTACATTTATACAAGATTTACTATTCTTAGAAAACAGAGACCGCAAGTATGATACTACTGTATACGAAATGCGCGGGCAGTACAATATACAAGATAATGATGCGTACGATTTAACACAGTTTGGTTTATTTTTAGCAAACGGTACGCTGTTTATGAATTTCCATATAGAAAGTATGTTCGAATCATTAGGCAGAAAACTTATGCCTGGTGATGTTATTGAACTTCCTCATCTACGTGACGATATTTTGTTAGGTAGTGACGAAGCCATAAACGGATTTTATGTAATTACAGATGGCGCTAGGCCAGCCGAAGGTTATGATCCACGCTGGTGGCCACATCTTTGGAGAGTTAAGTTAGGTCCTATTACAGACAGCCAGGAATACAGAGATATTCTTGGCACTGGTGAGAACGAGGAAGATTTACGTAATCTTATTAGTACTTACGCAGACGACATTGCTATCAATGATGCTATCTTAGCCGCGGCAGAACTCGAAGTTCCATACGATCCGCAATATAGAGAAACTGCACATTTATTTTACGATCCAGAAGTTCCAGATAAGCCTGTAGTAGATTTTTTCTCTGGAGACGGTAATCCTCCGAATGGTACTGCTGTTGTAGGCACAGGTACTACTTTCCCAACAAGCGGTGTCGTAGATGGCGATTACTTTTTACGTACAGATTTTGAGCCAGACAGATTATTTAGAAAATCCGGTACACGTTGGATTTATGTTGAAACTGATACACGTGACGTTTGGGCATCTGCTAATAAACTACTTACAACATTTGTCAACAACGACAATACAACAACAAACACAGACGGTACTACTGCTCCTGAGAAAACTAATCTCAGCAAAGTTGTATTACCTAAAACAGATAATTGAGAGGAAACATGAAATTAAGTAAGAATTTTAGTTTAAGCGAGTTCACACGCTCCGAGACTGCAAAACGCAAAGGTATAAACAACGAACCGAGCAGGGAGCATTTTGACAATCTGCTTTATTTAGTAGAGACTATTTGTCAGCCAGTAAGAGACCATTTCGGTAAACCTGTTAGAGTAACATCCGGTTATAGATCACCTGACTTAAATAAAGCAATAGGAGGCTCGCGCACATCGCAACATTGTAAGGGCGAAGCTGTTGATATGGAAATAGCAGGCGTATCAAATAAAGAGCTTGCTGATTGGATTGTTAATAACTGCAAGTTCGATCAAGTTATTTTAGAATTTTATAACCCAGCCGAAGGCGAAAATAGTGGATGGGTTCATGCTTCTGTTAAACGTAGCAATAATAGAGGCACGAAACTTATCGCATTTAAAGACGGTAAAAAGACACGGTACGAACTTGTAACAGAGTTTGAGGATTAATAATGGCAAATCTTGACTACTTTTATGACGAACAAATTAAGCGATACTTGCTTCAGCTTATTCGTGTGTTTTCTCACTTTCAAGTAAAGGAAGTGTCAAGCACCGGCACCAGTTACAATCGAGTGCCTGTTCGTTATGGTGATGCTAGCAGAATGGTATCGAGTATTTTGAGGAACAACTCAGAGAACGTCGTAAACTCTGCGCCGTTTATAGCACTAAGCATTAATGAGTTACAGCTATCGAGAGAACGCGCACAAGATCCAATGAACGTAGACACTAAACAAGTAGCTGAACGTTTATATGATCCCGACACTGGCACATACTCTTCTGAGCAGGGCAACTTGTACACTGTACAAAAATATATGCCTGTTCCGTATGATCTTACATTACAAGTTGATATTTGGACTACAAACACTGATACTAAATTACAATTATTAGAACAAATTTTTGTGTTGTTTAATCCTAGTCTAGAGTTACAAAGCAATAGCAATCCGCTAGATTGGTCTAACGTATTTAATATAACATTAACTAATACTTCGTGGACTAGCAGAAGTGTGCCAGCCGGCGTTGATGAAAGTTTAGATATTGCTACGCTTACATTTGAGGTGCCTATTTGGATTTCTCCTCCAGCTAAGGTTAAGGCGCAATCTATTATACAAAAAATTATTGCAGATATTCACACTGTAGATAGTATAGCAGACTTAGGATTCGATAATGATTACTATGACTTCTTTAGCAGTATAGAAAATACTGCGCAGGTTATTGTTACTCCAGGAGATTATTACTTACAAATTAGCGGCAGTTCTGCTGTGTTACTTAATTCCGCTGGCATAGAGCAATCGTGGAACAATGTCATTGAGATGTATGGCACTGTATCTACTACTAGCTTGCTTAAATTAAACACTACTAACGATCCTGAGAACGATACAGATGTTATTGTAGGAGGTATAAGCCTGTCAAATAATACGATGACGTTTACGTTAGATTCTGACACGTTGCCTACTAACACCGTATCTAGTGTTGATAGCATTATAGACCCTAGGGCTGTTTATCCCGGTGACGGGCTTGACCCTGCATCTGCAGGACAACGTTACCTTCTTACTGAGGATATAAGTCCTGCAGTTTATGAAACCGTTATTACTCCGGCAGTACCGGCAGTTCCGCCTACATTAGGTAACGTGGAAAGCTCAAGCAATTGGACTATTATAATTAACGATTTACAGGGTCCGGACAAATCTAGTTTCGAGATTGCTGAGATAGGTTGGTACGATACAAGCAATGTTTATTTGGGTGAGCCCGGCTTAATTGCGGCCAACACTGATGTATTATACGACGGGAATCCGTTTACTACGTATATCGATTCTTTCCCTAATGATGGGATTTTTGCTGTAGGGTTTTTCCCGGAGGTTGAAATCGGGCGCGTAGACATTACCGTTGCCCCTGGTGTTGATAATTTGCCGACCTCTATTAGTATTACATTTGAAAACGACTTGAAAACTATTGTTGAATTAGTACGATACGATGGTTTAGACTTTGCTAATAATTCATACACTTATTCATTTACAGGGTTTAATACCGGCATAGCAGATCCAGGATCGCCAGAGATACCCGAGACATCAAATTTAGAATTAGTGGCGGGCCAAGCTAATTTTACATTAGCGTGGGATATCTTAGCTAGAGAAAATGATATTATCGAATTCGACGCTGACAGTAACAGCTGGATAGTGTCTTACGATTCTAGTAATGTGTCAACCGAAAATTACGTAACAAGTACTGCTAGTTCTACACAATACAAGTGGACAGGCTCGCAGTGGATTAACAGTTATGAAGGCACTTATAATCCAGGTTACTGGGTTTTAGTTCTCTAATATAGTTAAATACTATTATGACTATAGCCGCAGGCGTTGTCTTTTTAGCTAAAGACACAGGACGCTGTTTACTACAATTAAGAAAATCTGAAAAACGTTTCAAGCATACTTGGGGATTCTGGGGCGGCACATTAGAAGCAAACGAAACACCCTATGATGCTATTAAGCGTGAGCTAGGTGAGGAAATAGGATTTGTTCCTGAACTTACTAAACTCAATCCTATAGACATATATCAAAGTAGAGATCAAAAGTTTTACTATTACAGTTTTGTGTATGTAGTAGACGAAGAATTTACTCCTATTCTAAATGAAGAAAGCGCAGGCTATGCGTGGGTTGACATTGGCGTTTGGCCACAGCCTTTACACGCTGGCGCAAAAACTACTCTTAAGCAAAACAAAGGTACAGAAAAACTACATACTATACTTGCTATTAATTCTTAATAAATATATGTATGAAGAAAGGTGAAGTGATAAACTTCGATGTACTTCAGATACAAAGCGCACTAGACAAATACCAAAAGACAAACACTCTCCCAAAACTTTTATTACATCGTATGTATACCTTAGACGACATCCTGAGACTACATAGCGAGCTGTCTCCGAGACATAAGGATATAGCCGATAATTTAAAAGATAATTTTGACCGTGTAGTTGACCGTACTGTCAAGATGCTAAGGGGAACTCTTACTAGAGAGTATAAAGATGTAATGGATAATTTGTCTACGACACATAGTAGTTTTATTTTTTCTAGCATAAGCAAGAAATATAGATCAGCTATAAACCCAGTAAGAGCTTTGTATTACGAATTGCGAGAAGTTGCTAAAAACTATAATCCAGAGAATGAATATCATCATTGGTTGATAGAAGTTGTCTCGGATATAAATTATAAAACAATTATTCTTGATGCGTTGAGGAAGGATATTTCGCGACTAGAATATATCATAAAAACCTATCATATTCCTATCGTTACTTTTTCTAAGAAAGTACCACTAGAACTGTTTCACGCTCGTCAAACAGTAGATGATTTCGAAACGTATTATACAGCGTTTAGGAAGTTTGACAGAAGTAAAATTATATTATAAGATTTTAATCTTACCTAACAGGTTCTTATCAAAATCAATGCTAGCTTGACTGGCTGCTTTTAACATGTTGTTAAGCAGGCTAGCTTGTTTTCGTGACAGTTTATTAGGACTGTTAGTTAGAGATTCGTTAATAATGTCAGTAGGTGTTTGGGTAGGCTTAGTTTTATATTTTAGCGATTCTGCTACCAGCTTTGCGATCTTGTATTGTTTCGCACTATCAATCGGTTTAGCTTTTACAGTTTGTTTTACAGTTTGCGTAGTTGTAACTGTAGCTGGGTGTTCAGCCGTTGTTACAGATTGTTCTACCGGCGCAGATTCGCTTACTTTCATTTTGTTAATAGATACAGATGGTTTTTCTTTTGGTTCTACACTGTCAACTACTTTAGCTTCGCTGACTGATACTGGCATTTTAAATTCTATGGTTTCACTAATAGGCATGAAGTAATACTCGTCTACCATAATTTCTAGCTTACACTCATATGTGCCAGCTTCTAGTAAACTCTCTAATTTAGGGATACAAAACTTAACAGAACCGTTCTCTAATAGACCAGTAAAGCCGATCTCTTTATCCTCGGTTACAATGCAGAATCGTGTTTTCGCATTGTTGCTGTTTGCACCCGAAACTGCTACTGAAAACTCCAGGTCGTTTTGTTGATTTAAGTTTAGACTGGTTATTGCCATTTTTCATCCATATACAGATATTTGTTACTATTATTTATCTGTTTTATCAATAATTTCTGCCTTCACACTCACGTTAGGTTGTCTTACTTTCTTCAAAAATGCGTAAGCTCTTGCTGTAATTGCGTGTGCTATGCTGTTTAAGAACTTAACTACTACGTTCACTTTCTTACTTTTATCTACTATATATTCTCTTTCCCACCACATATCTTTTAAAGCTACACGTACATGGATTTTGTATCGAGGTAGGCGACCTTCCGTGGAGCCGACCGGGCCGCCTTTTCCGGGCAGTTCCTCAATAGTAATATCTATTATTTTAAGGAAGCCTAAGACAGCAAGTATTTTAGGGTTACATGCGTTAACACCTTCTGTTGCTATGTTATAGTGAAAGGGCTTGTTAGTGCCGGAGGCCATGTTACACCCTCGTTACAGTAGTGGTGCTCGTAGTAACATTACAATCGACAGTTTGTGTAATATTAGCGCCTGCTGTTCTAGCAGTATCACTAACAATAAGTGGCTTAGTAGGATCTAATCCGTACAATGCGTAAATCTCCATTAACATAGTTGCTTGGTCAGTGCTTAACGCACCGTTAAGAACAACATTGGAAAGTTGGTTATCTATGTTTGTAATCGTAACATTAGAACTTAATGTGGTGGCATCAATTTGATTCAACGTATTTGCTTGGTCGCTTGTTAAACCACTAATCTGTATGTTTGCATTTGATATATCACCCGCTTGTACTTGCAAGTAACCCGCAGTACCGATTGGGTACGTCGATACATCCTCGGACCAAATATTCGTTGTGCTAATCATAGCATCGATCACAGTAGCATTACCCGCGTATGTAGATTTGTTAGTCCATGTTCCTACACCACGCAAAATAATATTACCTGCTGAGCAGTTGTCGGATATTTCAACTTCGCCCGACGCAAAGTCGAGGGCAATAGTTGATGCCGATACGTCTAAATTTGACAGTGTGATGTTTCCGTTATACTGCGAGAAGTTTACATTTCCGGTGCCAGTTAAATCAAATACTGGCTTTGTGCCTCCTTGGTTACAACGGACAAATCTAGCAGTAGTACCGGGCTCAATTGTCCATGTTCCTACAAGTGCGGTTTCGATAGCCGTTCCTTGGAAGTTTTGTAATCCCACTGCTACACAGTTTCTAAGTTCAACTGGATCAGTGCTGTTCATTGTTCCGCGAACAGTGCTTAGGGTAAAAATACTTTCGCCTACGTCTTGATTATTAAAATCAATATCGGTTGCGTTTGAAGAAACCCCTGCAAAGGTCCATTCATAATATGTAGCGTCGAGGGAAGTTGTGCCTACAATATTGTATTTTTTAAGATTGTTAGTATCTGCAATTATTCGTGCATCGGTTATAGTATTTGATGGTTGAATTGGTGTGCCCGTTGGGTATTTTAAACCAGCCGTACCGCCTATTATATCAATATCGACTGCATCATTGAACAATGCCTTGTTTAGTGTAACTGGATTTAGCATCTCATTATATATAACAACATTGCTATTTGGGTCGGTATTATCTGTAAGTTTACCAATACCGCGCACAGTAATCTCACCCTCTGTTATTGATGAATCTACGATAACCTGCCCGCTATTAAGGTCTACATCAATAGCAGGGTACGTGTTTCCTGTTTTGTTTATTAATCTTATACCACCGTTATAGTTACGCATTGCTAAGGGAGGGCTGTCACCGTTGCAATCAATAGTAGGCGTTCCCGGTCCGGGAACGCCCGAAGCACAATCTCGCAGAATAGCTTCTGTGGTACCGCCTAATTCTATTGTACCTTCTAATAGGCAATTATTAATCTCACCGTTAAAGAATGTTATGTTACCTATATGCGCATCAAATATTAATGATCCGCCATCTAACACACCTTGATAAAATGCGCTAGATAATTGGCAGTTTTCTAATTGAACAGTACTAGCTATTGTAATTGTTGTAACAGTAGGTCCTTCGCCTACTATTTTAAATTCGCTAAAATCCTCATCTTGTAAAGTCATACTCTCTAAAATAAAGAGCTTATTAAAACCACGCGCAGTTGCAATAAGTTTTGCGTCTGCTAAGTTGTTAACTGGTTCGCGCAATGTTCCGGCTGGGTAGGTTGTTCCTGAGGTATTTGTGGATGGTTTAACATAAACACCACCGCCGTACTCACCAAACTCAATAGCTTGTGAAGTTACAAGTCCAGCAGAGTTAGCTGAACGTACCGAAACTTGGTTAACATTAACACGGTCACCTACGTTACTGTTAGCACCTACTAAGTTAACAGCATATTGATCGTCTTCAAAAGTAACACTGTAATCGTTAATAATCTCCACAACTCGAGCAAGTGTTACACCTCCTACTGTTACGGGCGGGTTATGTTGGTGCGTATCTTCAAACGACATGCCACCTGCACCGGAGTCGATAACCTCTGCCTCAAGCTCTTTAAGTGTTAAGCGGAAAACGTTTAGGTCTAATTGATAAATTACAGATGGGGTTGATTGTACTAAAGTCATAGCGATTTTTGGAACAAAAATAATTTTGTTCTTCCAATCGACAGTTATACCAGTTTGTACAAAATTATCACCAACTGCGTACCCGTCATCTACATATAATATTCTAGATGCCATGGATTACCTTTACGTGAAGAAGTCCGGTGATTTATTCTTTGTTCCGAAGCCTCTGCTTTGATAGTGTATATCGACAAAATGTACAAAGGGGTCGGGCTTAACGCCTGAGGAAACAGTTAAGTCATTACTATCTAAAAATACACGACAGTTAATTACACCATCTGTTTCAATAATAGCAGTGTCAAATTGACCCGCAGCACCGCCCGGTGTAGTTAATGGGCCTTCTGCAATCATATGTGTATATTGTGTAGTATTAGCATTTTGTGATATTGCTACTGTTATGGGTGCTTGGAATGCTGACTGCTGGTGTCCTTTTGCATAAGTTGCATCTATGCCCCATGTAACTGAACCGCCTGTAACATTTGTGTTAGAATGACTCCAATGTACGTGTATATACAGTTCTGTTCCTTCAACATAATTGTGCGGTATATGGAAATCTACATACGCAACATCAGTCTGTTCATTAATAAATTGCCTTGCTTTAATATTACCTATAAAATTAGTAAATACTGCCGCATTAGCTAGGTCAGATTCGTCTACAAATAACGTACCAACAAGGTCTTCCCACGCCCAATCCGGGCTAGCCGTGTCTACTTTAATACCCACGTTAGACGCACTCGGGTACACTGTTCCTGTCGGCAAATCACGTAGATCGATAAAGTTTTGATCTAACTCTGCGTGGGTAAGTGCTGTGCCTTTAACTGATCTTAATGTAATTGACATTTATTTTCCTATTATTGCTCTAATGATAGACCCGCTGCCTTAACGACAGTTTCTAACTGTTTAACTCTTTTTTGTTCTGTTTGTAATACTACTGCGTTCTCTTGTATTATTTCATTCATCTTTGTCATTAATTGATGATTAATATTTTTTTGAACAGTAGCTTGCGCATCAGCGTTCTTTACATCTTCTTTTAAATTGTCTACTTTTACTAGCAATTCATTACGTTCATCTTGTAGCAGTTTAGCCGCATGATTCATGGCACTTGCTAGTTTGTGCATATACCGTGATTGTTCTTTTTGTGGGAGATTTTTAAATTCATCTTCTACGCTGATAAGTGGAGCACGATAGTTATATTCTATTACACCCTTAGCCTCTTCAAGACTAATTTCCTGGGTCTCGTTTTCTGTAGTTTCATCGATTTCTATAACATTTGCGTCGATGATATTAGTGTTATTTTCTTCCATTCTCAGTCTTCCTCGAGTAAGGTTGTTATTACTATTTATCAGAAAGATAAGAATGTTATTTTAGGATTGGATTGTTATTGGTCTAGAACCATTTGGACGTTTATAGATAGCCCATTAGTAGTACTCACAGTGCCTGTAATTGGGAATGTTTTAAAGAATGGTGCTGAGGACGATTTGCGAACCCAGCCTGTAACAGGTTGTGCTACACTAATTGAACGTGTGTCGTCTGCGATACCGCCTGCGGTTGTTAACTCGTTAATTAATATGCCTGTAGCAATCGGTGTTCCTGTTGCTGTGCCATCGTTAACTACTGTGTAAGTGTAAGTGTTTACGCCGGTTACTGTAATCGTTTTGGCACCATTGTAACCAGACTGATTAAGTCCTGTTATCTTTACTTGATCGCCAGTTGTCATACCGTGCGCCGTATGCGTAACTGTTGCGGTTGTTGCTGTTACTGAAACAGACACAGAATCTTCAAACGGTAGCGCACCAGTTCCATCTGCCGCTTCTAGATATACCCTAGCATTTTGTAAAAGCGAGCCATTATTGTCTCGTACTGTAACAGTGGTTGTTACTGGAGCAACTACTAATATTGTTGTGCCTGAGGTGTCTAAAACCGTAGGTGAAGTACCAGTTACGTTTATTGTTATTGTATTGCCTGTTGAATTTTCTATAGCGGCATCTGTAGATGCATCAGCACCATAACCCACAAAAGAAACTTCAGTTAAAAATTGCGATGAAGGTTCACCCGGGCCGACAATTTCAATAGCGTGACCATCCGAGAATTCAAACGTTGAATTTGTTACACCGCTAATATTACTTAATGTCATGAACGGCACATCGTCAGCAGTATTTGCCGCAACAACACCTATTCGTGTTTGCCGTGAACCCTCAGTAAATGCCGAAGTACAGTCAATATAGTTAGTACTAACAACTTCAACTACTGAACTATCTAATTGGAAATCCCCACCGTGAATAAACGAGCCGCCATAAAAACCAACAAGGTCTAAATTCGCATCATCCATATCAACATCATATCGCACACCAGCTGTTGCCGCCGACACAATACCACCTTGAGAACCTGTAGCATCTGCGCCAGTCCCAGATTTAATCCCGAACGTAACATTAGTAGTCCCGCCACTTCCGCCTAAAGCAGAAATCTTATACAAATCTGCCGCCACAAATTCCTGGTTATCCCACAACCAAATAAAGTTAGTGTCCAAGAATTCATGAGTAGTCGTGTCGTTGATGCCGAATTGTATCGGAGTACTAATAACCCATGCTCCTCCAGGACCTGGTCTAAATGTGCCTGCGCTAGTCCCTAGCTGAGTGAAAATATCCGAACTATCCCACGGCGTGGTACCACCGTTGCGACCTTCAACAATAATACCAGGAACGCCATCAGCTAGTGAATAGATAGCATCAACCCAACAGTTATCGCCAACTTTTGTCATTGGAACTGTTACGCCAGCAATACCAATATGTTGGATTGCTGTAATTGCTGGTGGTGTTCCGCCTGTGTTGCTCGGTGAGGCTTGCGCTGCCACCACGTCAACGGCAAATTGCACCCAACCACCATTAATCGCTGTGGGCCAGTTATCATTGCCGCCAACATATACTTCAAAAAAGTCACCTTGGGCTGGGCCGCAAAATCTAACAGCCATCCCGCCTAATGCTTGCGTTTCAAGTAGTCCCACAATACCACAGTTAACCCATATATAAATATGCGTATCGGAGAGGTCAATAGTAGTACCTGCATTCCACAGAATAGTACGCACAGAGTTGTTTAGCTGGTCAGCAATGGAGGCCGCACCCTCAATAAACACTTCTATCGCTTGTGCTGGCGAAGTTGACCCTACCCAAGTGCCTGTAATACCGTCCGTGAGATTCTCAGCATCGGCTAGTTGGGTTCTATTGTCAGTTATTTGGTTAGCCATTTCTTATATGCCACATTGCCACTAAATAAGCAGAATAAGAATACATTGTTGTATCCTCGTCGGTTGGTATCTCTACAATATTAGCTGGTGTCTTATCTCCTAAATGGTCTTTCATTAAGTGTGTATTGTTTGGGCCGAATACAAGGATACAATCCTCTGGCGCGTTAAAATCTTGTAATTGTAAATCAGGTGTAAAATTTCGCGCATTTTTCGGAGCAAATACATATATCGGAAAGTCTTCTGTTACTTCGGACATATCAGCTATATGCGGTGCATCTTTTAATTTTTTACTAGCATCGCATTTATACCCACTCATTACATATACTTTGTCCGACTTAAAATGAGATAACGCATAATCAAAATAGTTCTCATCTTCGTATGAGTCGGCACATAATACAGTTACAATCATTATTTACTTTCTCCATTAAAAAGTTGATTAAATTCTTCAACTGTTAATTCATCGTTGTTGTCAATTATATAATTATATGTTTCTAATTCTTTTTCTAGCTCACCGTTGGTGTACACATCAGCCCATTTGTCCTCACCTTTCGATTCTTCTTCTTCATACTCAAAATATTTATATAGATTTTCGAATAATATATATCGAACTGCTTTATGCGCAAAATGGTCTAAGTAAGGCGCTGTGTGTTGCTCGACATATGGTCCTGTTACATTGTTTCCGTCATATAAAAATCTCATGCCAGATTCGTATCGGGCTTGCGGGTTTCTAAGAATAACTACTAAACTTTGATAGCTGTCTATAGTTGAAATAGCAGTTTCGTATTGGTACCCGCTACAAGCAATTCGATGTTTGCTACAAAAATCTCTAAGGGAATTATTACCGGCTTGTGGTACAGTTATAAGTAACGCGCCATTATGTTGTGCTATTGTGTATTTCATATTAAGTATTTATCACTTTAAAATTGTCGAGTATTTCATCAAATTCCTCAAGCGTTAGACATGATGTATGTTGTATAATGCGATTACATGCTTCTAATTCGTTCTCTAATTCGTTATTTGTATATGGGTTGTGTATTTCCGGCATTTCGTCGTATAATACAGTTGCGTGACCTGCTCTCGGGAAAAATATAGGCATATCTACCCAAGCAATATATTTGGTAATATATTTTTCTATTGGGCTTAGATAGGGATAAGTGTGCGTTATAATATGCACGTTGTCTAATAAATTTTCAGTAGGTAGACGATTGATTCTATTTAATATTTTTATACCCGATTCATATCTATCAATTGGGTCTCTTAATATTACAATTACGTCTTTTGCTTTTTTAAATTCTAATATTGCATCCGCAGTTGAATATGCTCCGCGATTTGTTGTCTTATCATCGAAGAATTTATTGAATGAATGTGAACCGACACGATATGTTGTTACGAATATTGTTTGGTCTAAATTTGCTAATAGGTATTGTAAGTTTGTGTCCATGTGTTGTATTTATTCATAAAGAAAGGGCCCGTAGGCCCTTTCTTGAACGTGCTTATATCTTCTCTGTTATAGATCCGATGTCCTAATTGCCGCAATAGTACCACCTGAGGAAGTCAACTGAGACGGTGCCTCAAAAGTCTTAATAGGTGTTACACCACCATCACGTACACGTACAAACAAGTCCCTTGTTGACAAGAAAACCGATGTAAATGACGCCGAGGTTGCAGCCGCTGTTTCATCAATATACGCAATAAACACATTGTTAGTTACTGCGGCAGCATCGCCGTAAGCAGTAATAGTAAATGTGCTA